GATAAGGGTCTCCTGGGTCTCGGCAGCGGAAGCGCCCATCTCCTCGGTAGCGCCCAGGATCACGTCATCGTAGGCGTGAAGCTCGAGCTGGTCGGTGACAGAGGCATAGGTGCCGTACTGGTTGATCTCGCCGGTCTTATAGCTCATACCGAACTTCTGGCCGGTGGGGATGACGCCCTCCACGAGCTGCTGGGCCCGGGCGAAAGTGTTCCACTTGCGCCACTCCACGGTCTTGCCGTGGTTCGCCGGAAGCGGCTGCTTCTTGGCGAACTGTGCGTAGTACATCTCGACGCGGGCGTTCTCCAGAAGCTCGGTGTCGTAGAAAGTCTTGAGCTCGCCGCTCATGGTATTGGCGGCGTCGAACGGCGTCGCCTCGCCGGTATAGGCGTTGATGTAGGTGGTAGTCGCGTTCACCAGCGTGCCGGCGTCCGCGAAAAGCTGAAGATTCCAGAGGAATTTGAACATGTGTAGCTCCTTTCTTACTGGCCGGGGTATATCCTCTCTCCCCTGGCCGCTGCCTGTCTGATCCGCTTTTTCAGCGCCTCGCGCTGCTCGCGGGACATGGCATTTGTGTTGAAGCTCGGCACACTCGCTGCCCCTGTCCCCGCCTCGACAGGACGCGCCATCCCGGAACGGATGTTGTTGGTCACCATCTGGGCGGTCTTCTGGGCGATCACCTGGGACTGAGCCGCCTGCAGCTCCTTCCGGTGTGTAGCATAATAGGCGTCCTCTACGGAGATACCGCCGCCGGGGGCGGTCATACGGGCAAAAGTCTCGTTGTTCTGGATCTCCGTCATGAGGTCAAAGGAAGGGAATACCTTCTTCAGCTCCTCCGCCTGGCGCTGCAGCCCCTCGAAGTGCTGCTGGATGAGCTGGTCCCGCAGGGACTGATCCTGTGCCTGCTTCTCCTGCTGTGCTTTTCTCTCGGCCTGGTCAAGCTTCATGGCCTCGTCCACGGATACGCCCAACTCCAGGGCGCGGTCCTCGTAGAACGACTGGTCATTGACAATGGCCTCGGCCAGCTTGTCGGCGTCCAGGTTCTCGGTCTCCAGGCCGTAGCGCTTCGCCAGGATCTCCATGGCGGGCGCGAGCTTTGCCTCCCGGTCCTTATACGCCTTTACGCGAGCCTGGACCGTCTTCTGCATCTCGGCGTTGTAGTCGGGATCTTTCATGATCTCGTCCCAGCTCGCCTTTTCCGGCTCCTTCGGAGCGTCCTCCGCCGGCGCAGGTGCTTCCTCGACTGTCTGCGGCTGCGCTGTCTGCTCGGCATACTTCTGTGCCCGTCTGGCCTTGTGCTTTGCCAGCTTGTCGGCGGGTACGCCCAGCTCTGCCAAACGCTGATCGGCGGCATCAGCAGCATTTACGCCCGTGTCCTGCCCGGCGTCGGCAGGTGCGCCAGCGGCGCCTTCGCCCGTGCCCTCCGCAAAAAGCTGGAGGTTCCATTTGAATGCCATAAAGCACCCTCCTGTACTGGATTTGTCAACAGTATATAACTGTCTTTTCAGCGGTTTCTAACCCGCCACGTCAATAAAATTGACGTATTCTGCATTTGTTTCCGCCACGGACCGCAGGCCGCCCGCGATGGTGGCGAAGAGGAAGTCGATTATGGCGCTGTCCCGGGTGCAGAGGATATCCGCATACCCCTCGCTGATATCCACATCGGCGTCGCTGGTGATCTCTGTGAGCGCCTGGGCCAGCGTCAGCACCAGGGCAGAGACGGCAGCGCACACGATGTCCTTGCCATAGTCCCCGCTCCCGGCATGACCGTACACTCTCAGCCGCCGCACATGGGGGTTGTACTTGATCTCTATCATTTCTGCCCTCCTCCGTCCGGCTGGGACGCGGCGTTTGACCGCTTCCGGGCATTGGTGACGTGGGTCGCCTCCGGGGGTTTCAGTCCCTCCTGCTGGTCTACCTCCGGCGTGGAGGATGCCGCCGCCGTTGCTGGCTGCCCGCCTGTGGTCTGCATGATGTCCTGGGACAGGCCCTCCACCATCTCCGGGTGGCTCTCCTGGGCCAGGGCAAGAGCAAGCTGCATGTATTGCACCAGCTTGTCAAAGATCGTGCCGTTTCGCTGGACCATGGTCATGATCTCGTCCTTGTTGTCGAAATCCATCATCTGCAGCGTCGCCAGGGCAGGGTCGGCGTTTGGCGGGCTGAAGAAGCCCAACTGGTAGAACTGCAGCGCAAGCTCATTCTGCGAGACGCGGGAGTACACGTTTTTCCGCTCCGCCTGGACCTCGATATCGAACACCGGCAGACGGAAGCCCATGTCCATCCCGAACGCCGATCCCTGGTCCTGGGCCCGGATTCTCTCGTTGGTGTAGGATATGAATACCTCCTGTCCGGCCTGTCCCACGATGCGGAAATACCGATCGTCCTCGTAGAACTGGCGAATGAGCTCGATCACCAGGTAAACCACCTTCTCAAAGGCGCGGTAGCTGCCCTTGGTGGCGTCCCGCGAGCCCTTGCCGCTGGCCTCCTGCAGCGCCGCGATGGCAGAGGCCGCCGTAACACCGTGGGTGGTGGAGCCGGTGGCCGTCTCGGTGTTGCCGGAGGTCTGGCGAAGCTCGTCGATCATGCGGTCCAACAGGGCGAAGTTGGCCGACTGGATGGGCGTGGTTTCGATCTGGCGCAGGCTCATCTCGTCCAGGGTGCCGTTGACGTGGACAATGGGCTTTGTCAGATCCGCAAACTCCGCCTCGTTGATATTCCCGTCCACCCGGGAGAAAAAGCGCGGCGTGGCGTTTACCATTGTGTTCTTGACGAACGCGGTGTTCATCAGATCGATAGCCGTCTGGGGGTTTCGGCAGAGATCCACATAGCCATAGCCGCAGGGGCTGCCCTCGATGGGGAACAGCGGGTCGAACACATAAGGGTACATGCCGTGCTGGTACAGGGGGCCTTTTCCCTCGTTTTCCGTGGAATACAGCACGATATCTCCGACATACTTGCAGTAGTGCAGCTCCCCGCCCTGCTTGTGGTAGTACACGTCGATCACCGTAAACTTGTTGCTTGTGTCCACGGTATCGTCGTACAAAAAGCTGGAGGACACGAACTGTGTGCTCTTGAGCTTGTCAACGGTCTGCGGGTACTGCTCCTCCAGCAGGTCCTTGTCCATCATCTCGGTGTGGAAAAAGAACCGCGACTTCTGTATGTCCTTGATCCCAGGCTCCCAGAAAAGATTCAGCAGATTGCACTCCTGGATATCGATGTCACCCAGGCCGTTGAGCTTCGAGGCGTTCCAGGTGATCTTGTAAACGCCGGTGCCATACTTTGCCTTGTCCCACATGGCGTCGGAATACACCGCCTCGAAATCATTCTGGCGCAGTATCACCGGCACGATGGCGGACAGGATCGTGGCCTCCGGGCGGTCCCCCTGCTCCCTGGGCAGGATATTGGGCATGGGATAGGCCTCCATGGCGTCGGCGTGCTTGCTCGTAATCACGTTATGCAGCCAGCCAGACACGGAGGAAAACCCGCCGTCCTTGCCGACGAACGATTCCTTCTGCTCCTCGCAGGTATTCCGCAGCTTCCACCACTGCTCAGCACTCTTGATGCGGGAATCGGTGCGCGACTTGGCGCTGTGGTACTCGTGCAGAGTCTCGGTAAATTTCCGGAGCTGCTCCGGGCCGATTGGCAGCGCGGAGGGCTCGATCTCCCTGCCCGTGATGCTCAACTCATCCATATATTGCCTCCCTGTTTTTGAATTGATCCAGCGGGTCCGTCAAGATCGGCTTGGGATTATCCCGCAGCACGGGCTTGATGGGCCTCGACATGCACATATATCTCACCTCGTCGGCAACGTGGTCCTCGCCGGTGGTGTCCAGGTCCTCGGGCTTGTGCTCGTCGTACATCAGCAGCGGCAGCGTCCGAATAAACGCCTTGCATGTGTTGAACACATACATTCTGGCATATCCCTCGTTATCAAACTGCAGTCGGTAATGCACCTGCATCCACCCGGCGATGCGTTTGTTGTCCCCCGGCGTGAAGTAGATCCCGTACCGGGCCGCCGTCTCTGCCACGCTCTCGCCGCGTGAGCTGTCCCAGATAGCCGGGTCTGCCACGCTGTCCGTGATGGATCGCCCCTTGAGCATGGGATGCTCCTTTTCGAGCTCCACGATCCGCCGGAACTGCTCATCCGGTGCCCACTTAACGCCCTCGTTGGGGGTCTGGGTACATCCGTACAGCTCCAGGATGCGATAGAGCACCCCGTCATAGTCACAGGCCCAGTAGGCAAGCGAGAACGGCTTGTTGTAGCCGAAGTCGTAGCTCCTTGTGATGGTCCACCCTCGCGGGATGTCGAAGGGCTCGATCACATGGCACCAGCGGCGTTGTGCCCGCAGCTCCTCCACGGTGGTGTCCAGCTCCGCCGCCTTTGCCAGGCTGGGGTTGGGCTGGAAGTCCTCGAAGAACTGCCCCTCGAAGATGTTCCAATCCCCCTCCAGCCAGGCCTTGCGGAGCCGCTCCGGCAGGGCTTCCAGCTGCTTGATATAGTCCGGCTGGCTGGCCATCAGCACCTTGTTGTCCGTCACCAGGGACTGGATGAAGCAGTAGTCCGCCGGATCCTCTCCCGCCTCGTAGCGCCTGT